TCCCGAACCCGAACGAGCGAGAATCTGACCAGCCGTGACGTTGAACGAAGCACCCGAAAGGGTAACAGTGTTCGCGCCAGAAGCCAGCGAGATTGCCGTGACGGTACGTCCAGCAACTGCAACAGTCGAGGGGAGCGTAACGATGTCGACGACAGCACCAATCTGGAAGAGACGAGCGTCAGTGACAGGAATGACGTTGACCGAAGTCGAGGTCGTCTTGACGGTGCCGATGGCTCCGTTACCCGTGCCATAAATCTGGCGGTTCATGTCCTTCTTGATGTCGTTCTTGAGGCCCTCAACCTCGTTGTCGAGTGCGCGGGCAAATGCCTTTGCATCCGTCGACGAGAGCGAGATTGCCTGACCCGTGAGCTGAACTCCACCGTAGCCATACTTGAGGCCAACGCGGGCTGCCGCGTGACCCTGCTGACCAGGGGTGGGGAGAGCTTCCGACTCAAGGCGCGAGCCGATACCCGCGTTGCGGCGGGTGTGGATGGGGAAGGTAACGTACTTTCCACCAGTTTCGTTGGTGACACCCGAGCCACTTCGCGTGATTCGCTTGAGTGCAACGATTTCGTCGTTCAGCTGCTCACGGATGCGTCCCTGGTACACCTCCTTCATGTAGGTGTCGATGGTCGAGAGGTTGGTTGCCACTTGGCTACCTGCTTTCTTGGTTTAGCGGTGACTAAACACCCTGTTGAAGTGAAGCCGCAATGAGCGACTGTACGTCACTTCTCGACATCTTCCCGAGCGGAGTGGCCTGTCCATTGCTAGTAGGTACTCCTCCCGAAGTCGGAAGAAGTCGGGGTGCCGTGTCACCAGGTCGCGGTACAGCGCGAATACGGTTGACGGTCTTTTCGATGTACTCCTGTGCAATCTCATCCAACGAACGGTTGCTTCCATTCGACAGTTCAAATGCTGCTCGCATCAGAACTTCCTGAATGTCATCATCCGTGAAGTCGGGATGAGTCTGCTGGAGTTGCCCGATTTCCTGCTCAAGAGCTACATCCGCTTCCTGCTCGACTCGCATTTGTTCCTGCTGTGCAAGGAACTCACGCATTTGCTCTTGCTGTTGCTCAAGCTGGTCGAGACGGGGGTCACGGTACTCCTGACCATTGCTTTCCGTTTCATCCAGAGCCTCCTGCATTTCTGCTTCGGTCTCAGGAAGTCGTCCATTCTGACGAAGAAAGTTGCCCAAAGCTTCGTAGATAGCCTCAGGATTGCTGTCAATCTGCTGTGCAAGAGATGCATAGGATTGGAGCTGGTCCACTTCGCCAAGGTCCTTGTAGGACTTCAACTGCGAGTTCAGGTTCGAGATACGCGATTCCGCGTTCTTGTCCCATCCCTTGAGGTCTTCCTCGATAGCTTTGAAGCTAATGGGGTCGAGCTTTGTACGAAGAGACTCCCACGCGGGATTCCCTCCACCTTCTTCGGTGGCGGGGGCTCCGCCGTCTACAGGCCCTGAATTCGTTGTAGGTATCTCCGCCGAGGTATCTACTGAATCTGTACCAGTAAGGTCGTCCACTTGTACTCCTAACGCCGTACCTCAGGTAGAGGCCCTAGCTGTTGTAATTGTAACTGATTTTCGTATGAAAGTTATCTTTCACACGAAATTAGTGTAACAGTTACTGAGGAGTGTTAGCGGTAGGGTCGGGAACTGCTCCGTTAGCAGACATACTCGGTCCACCTCCGATATCAACGGTCATGTTCTGAGGGTCGTTGACTCCAGGGCTGACAGTTCCATCTCCAGGAATCTGGCTAAGGAAGTTCATCATCATTGCTTGCTGCTTATACTGCTCATGTGTAGCAACATGCTGCTCAAACTGAGCCTTGACGTCAGGAGTAAGAAGTTCGTATTCCTGAGACATGCGGAATCGATTATGCGTTTCGATGTGGACATCGTGAACATCAAAGTCATCGACAGTAACGATGAGCGGTGCAGGAAGGTTAGCAACCTCACTTTGAACCATCGGGTCTTGAAGCATTGTCGGGTCAAGCTGGCTCGTAATCTTCTGTACTTGCTGCTGTTTAGCAAGTTCAATTTCCATAGGATTGAGCATCTTCATCTTGATGTTCTCACGTTGGGCTTTACGCTCTGCGGTGTTGAGCGTGTCCATAACCTTCTGGACTCCACCAATTTCAAGAAGGGTTTTAGCCTGTGTTTGGTCGATGATTCCGACAGCAAACATATCCATGACTCGGGCTTCCTGAGCAGCCTTAGACTTAGCAATGCTGGAGCCAGGCTCCACACGGATATCAGTTCCATTGGTGATATCGGAACCTTGAAGCATCATGGTGTCAAAAGCACCATCCGCTCCAATGGTACGAATCTTTCGCGGCATATCCACATACTGCTGGAATAGCCCAATCGTCTGTGCGGCAATCTTTTCGTAGCCAAGCTCAATGCTTTGGTACTGAGGAGTAAGGTACTGGTTTGAAGCTTCCTGCAGATAATTGATAGCCGTACCTGAAGTAACTCCAGGAGGAGTACTTCCTCGGGAAACTTCACGCTCACCCGAAATATCTACCCAGTCATTGAGGATTCGGTCTTGCTGCTCAAGGTAGTACTGAGGAAGAGGGCTCAACGGAAGAGGCTGAGGCGGAACCATTCCAGGCTTGTACTGAATAACAAGTCCAGGCTCATTCGTAATCTTTGAAGGAACGATTGAGCCGACAGGGGCGATGAGTTGAGGCTTTGCCATGCGGCGACCTGCCTCAGAAATCTCTGAACGCAGCTGGTTGTAGTCACGCTGAAGTTGAGCAAGGTCAACAATAGGTGAGTCAGCGTAGAACGTACTTGTCGGGACATGCTCGAATTTTGTAAACGGGTACTGCTTGTGTCCGTAGGGAATTCCATCACGGTAGATGTTGATGAGGATGTTATCAACACTAATGATGACACCTCCCTGGGGAAGCAACTTGGTAGCTCCAGGCTTTACCCAAGTCTCGTAGACGACAACTGCATCAGGAGCTCGACCAGCACCAAGATTGAGGTAAGCCTCATCAATGATTTGATTCGAGCTGGAAACTGAAGGCTGAAGAGTCTTTCCTTGAAGCTCATTAGCAAAGTAGTGGTAGCACCATTCGACAGGCTTCGTGTAGGCATTGATGATAAACGGCTGGTCTTCAATATCCTGCTCACGCACATCAGGAACAAAAAGATGGAAAGGAGTGATATTTCCAAATTTGATATCTCCAGGCTGGCCTGAAACGGGGTCCATAGCCATCTGGTCCCAATGTGTTTTGATGAATCCGTTGCCCGTCATCACCATCCACCACATAGCGCGACTGAACTGCGCCTTGAGTTTCTTACCTTCGCTAATCGAAGTCCATGCTTGCTCTGCTGCATAAGCAGCTCGCTGGTCTTGGTCTTCAGACGATGCAGGAACAGCACGAGCACTAGGAGTCTGCGACAAAAGCTTCGACAGTTCCCAGCGCGAATATGCTCGAATACGGTTTACCGTCTTCTGCTGGTGGTAGTACGGTTTCTTAGGAGTAAACATCTTGTCGCGGAACTGACTCGGAAATGCCGAACGAGTCTGCTCAATCCACTGCTGACCATAGAACATTGACATATTCTGGTACCACTGCATCTGCTTCTGGCTGCGATTTTGCTTAGCCTTGTTCCACTCTTCCTGCACCCAAGCAGTCAGAGCGGCAGCTTCTTTGCTTTCGCGGAACTTCGTAAGGTCAATTCCGCTATTGGGAAGCTCAGTTACCTGTGAATTCGGGGTCGATTCCAGTGAGCTCTGCAAGAAGGGCTCGGGTGTCTTCGGCATTTACTTCCCCTTCAACGGAAAGATTCGGATTACGCTCGGAAATACGCTGGGCTTCTCCCTCATCTGAGGGGTCAAAGTCCTGATATCCATCATAACCTGTAGGCAGACTCATCGCCTGAATCTGCTGAAACGCGAGCGGGTCGCTTGCGGCTACCAGTGCTTGCGATTTTTCGTTCAAAGTCACCAGCATTTTCATCTGCTTTGAGTGCTCCAGCTGCATCTCGTGAATCTGTTTTGAGTGCTCCGACTGCATCTTGTGAATCTGCTTCTGCTTCTGAAGCTCCTGCAGAGTCAATAGCGTCCAGGATGCTAGGACCAACACGGTCAGCAAGACGGCTGAGTACATCTCCATAATTCTCCTTGAGTGCATCAGAGTAGCCCTTGTCGTACCACTCTTTTTCTTTGAGTTCAACGGAGGCCGATTTGCCTTCGTCGAGGATACCTGCAACACGAGCCATTTCTCGTAAAACTTCTAGCGACAAGTAGATTCGTCCACGTTCAATGTGCATCCGTCCAACATCAACACCAGTGTCGATAAACGGACCTTCAGCTGTCTTGCTAATCCAGCAGTGACCGGGGCTAAGAATCGGTGTTTTTACTAGACTGAAACGACTTGTCATGACTCTCCTTAGTTGTAGTCTCCGTATTCGGTCACTGTTACCCATTTGGTATCAATGTCTTCTACGAAAGTAACGTTGGGGTCATTCTGCATCCGTAGAAGTAACTCCTCGTATCTTAGCGTAGTCGGGGGAGCTTTTTGAGCTTCTACGCTAAAAGGAGTCAGGTCAGGTCGTGTAGTTGCAAAATATCGGGCGGAATCAAAAGCGTGGTCATCCTTCTTATGGACAACTTCTTGCTTATTCATTTCATAAGCAGTCTTATCTGAGCTATAAGTACCCCAGCGAAGCTTTTTCATTTCTCGGAGAAAATTAGTGCAGTTTCGAGAAATAACCCATTTAGGTCGATTTTCTCCCCAATGGCTATCATCCCTAAATCGAAAATATGCTTGCATCTTTTCGACACCAACCATGACATCATGAGGAATTCCCTCTACATTGATGTAAACACCATGGAGGGCGTATTCCTGGAGAATACTTGTACCAGTAATTCCACTACGTTGCTTCATAGCAGGGTCGCCCATACGCTCAACGTCATCAGGACTTCGACTCCATGACAACTCTCGTTGCTTCACGATTGATGCATGCTCCGACACAATCATGTTTGTTTGGTAGTGCTCTGCAAATGTAACGATGTCTCCCTGAGGAGAGACTGCATGCCAAAGCCATGCTGTCGGATTATTCAATCCATGGTCTACCGATGCGTAAATAGCCCAATTACGAGGTACATCAGCAGGACCAAAATCCACAACATGTCTCTCGAAATCAGAGTTGAAAGTAGGGAACACCAGACCCGAGCGAGCCACGAACGAACCTTTTTCACGAATGTCTCGTTCTTCTTTGTCCATACCCATCATGTAGAAATTCATGTCGTCTACATCTGCTTGGATATACGGATTCTGCTCTGCCGACAGAGTGAATGTATCGATTCCGATTTCGGGATTGTTGGTAGCAGGTTCCCATAGGAGGTCGAAGGTCCATCCCATGCCTTTCGTCGGTGTTGCAGCGATGACCCAAAATCCGTTGTAGTCAATAAGGCGCATCATTGATTCATTGAAAATGTGCTGAGGAGGCTCCTCATCGAAGAAAATTCCGTGGCGGGGAACACCACCAAGCTTCATCATGTCCATACCCCAGGTCACAAAGTCAATCGTGGACCCATTGGCAAAAGTCAGAATGTAGTTGGAACTATCCCAGCTCTTGTCCCAGCTTCCATCTTTGAGGTAAGACTTGGGAATCCATCGCTGCATCTTCGGCAGGATTATCTGCTCAATACCTTTAGCCACATCAACTACGACAAAGCGAAGCTGAACTGGTCCATTTCCCCACTCTTCAGGGCGTTTGAGGTATGGATGGCTATTGGTTGCCCACCAAATTGATTCGACAACTTCAGCATCGGTCTTGCCTCCACGGTTTCCACCAGAGACAAATCGTCCACGAGCCGATGATTTATGAAATCTCAGTTGCTCGGGGTAATCCTTTTCGCCGTAATTGAGAATATTCGGCTTATGTATACTCTGGTCGAGCTCATAAAGGGCAAGCTTGATGAGTTCTTCAGCCGTAGGCTGTTGCTTAGTAGCCACGCTACTAGCGTACCTTACTCGTCAGAGATGCTTGTGTTTGCTGCGGGCATGATGTTGAGTACTGCGGTAGCTACTCCAAGCCAAAGAGCCAACTGTTCAGCATTGATAAGGCCATAACCAGCTACAACCGCACCAATAGCGACAAGAATTCGATAGATGTATCCACGAGTTTTTTCCGAAGGCATGATTCTCCTAGACGATGAAAAGGGCAGGGTTGACGGGAACGTAAACTTTTCCAACTCGTTTACGAAGTTCAAAGTGGAGATGGTCGCCAGTGGCTACACCAGTTTGCCCAGAAATAAATACATGGTCTCCATCGTTGACTCGCTTACCGACAGTAAGCGTGGATGCATGGCTTCCGTGGGCGTAGAAAGTCTGCCAGAAACGAATTCCTTTGGCAGTTACTTCTGCGTGACGAACACAGATGTAATGCCCGTATCCATTCGGGTCATATCCCTTGGCAACAACTTTGCCTTTTCGAGCAATGCTGACTTGAAATTTTCCTCCAAAGTCAATTCCATGATGAAAAGTACTTGCTCCAGCAGTGGGGGCCTTACGAGGCCCATACGGAGAAGTAATATGAATGATTCGCGGAGCGGGACGGCTAATTTCCATACTAAGAGAGTATCACTATGTCTTGATGATGTACTGCATAGAAATGTAAGCAGGAAGTGTGCTACCGCTGTCGGTAGAACCGCCAAGACCTACAGCGTTAGTACCAGAAGTAGAGTCAGCTCCACCAGTTCCAGTAACCGAATCTGTAGCCGTCCATGAAGTTGCAGTAACTTCTTGGGCAATAGTTCGGTTGTTAGCACGTCGAGTTTTTGCCCAACCACTATTGGACAACGTATGTGAGTGAGTATCTGAACCACCTGTTGCTCCAGATGAAGTAGCTCCTCGGGGAAACTTACTTACAAGATTGGGCAAGTTGAAGGTAGTAGAACCATTCCCTGCTCCATAAGTAGTACCAATAGCCGTAAACAACGTGGCATAAGTAGTACGAGATACTGCCGTACCATCACAAAGAAGCCATCCAGTAGGCAAAGTCGCACTACCAGCCCACATCTGTACAACACCTGTGGGTTGAAATCGGGAATCAGCTGTAGCAGCTTTGGCTGCAAGGTCTGATACAAGGTTTGTTACTTGTGACTCGGCAATAGTTATTGCTGATTGCGGTTTATTTTCCCAGAGTGTGTTACCGCTATTGCGGATAAGGACATCTCCAGTAGCTACTGAAGTAATAGATACATCGTGTAGCTCATCAAGCTCGAATCCATTTTGGGGACGAATAAAAATTTCGCCGTTACTATTGTTGCTTCGAGTAACAACACCAATGTAGACAAGATGCGCGGGCGCTGTCGGTTTGCCTGAAAGTCCATAAATCAAGTTACCTGTAGTACCAAGCCATACAGGGTCTCCTGCAGTACCTGCTGAAGTATCAAATCCAGCAAGAGCGCCAAAAGTAGTTACCCAACCAAATTGGTTAGCCGACAGGGCCTGAGAAGCAAGTCCGAGTGTTTTGCTTGAAGTAGATTCAGCACCATTACCAGCGAGGCCAATGATGATGTTGGTTCCATCTGCTGAAGTAATGTATACAGGTTGGCCCTTGCTAATTGAGGTCGAGCCATTCTTGACATACAGTTGCTGGGGTCCACCCTGCATAACAAACGTAGATGTATCAATGGACATCGTAGAAGTTCCGCTATTCCAAGCAAGAGGACTTGTTGCATAAAGACTAGGCGGAGGAGTATTTACCCATTGCGTGTCGTAATTGGTATTACTTGCTTTAGCGAGAATTTGACCAGTAGTACCACCAGTTTGTACGCCAGGACCAGTCGCCCCTGTAGCCCCAGTTGCTCCAGTAGCGCCTGTTGCTCCAGTCGGACCAGTAGCGCCAGTCGGACCAGTTGCTCCTTGAGGAACAGTGAAATTGAATACTGCGGCACTTGAGGTACCAGAGTTGGTTACGGAAGCACTTGTACCTGCTGCTCCAGTTGTAGTAGTTCCAACAGCAACTGTGGCTGCTGCTCCATCGGCTCCAGTTGACCCAGTTGCACCTGTTGCTCCAGTGGCACCTGTATCGCCACGAGGGATAGTGAAGTTGAATGTAGCCGCAGAGGAAGTGCCGCTATTTGTTACTGAAGCAGAGGTACCAGCCGCGCCAGTGGTAGTCGTTCCTACTGCAATAGTTGCTGCGCTACCAGTTGCTCCAGTCGGTCCCGTAGGCCCTGTTGCTCCTGTAGGGCCAGTAGCACCTGTTGCCCCTGTTGCTCCAGTTGCACCAGTAGGGCCCGTTGCGCCCGTAAGTTCAACGATTGTAATTTTTACAATGTCGTAAAGAAGAGTTGAGGGACTAGCCACATTTTGATTGATGCTGTAAGTATGTGTGCCAGCTACGGGAGTATCAATAAAACTAAACGCAAACGGAGTATCCGCATCAGCTACAGTTCCATCAACAAAAAATTCTTCACCGACAGATGAGGTAGTACCTGATGTAGTTCTTAGTGCTTGAATTGAGTTGTTTCGATATCCAGCGGAAGGAACAGAACCTACAGAGAAATCTCCACTAGCGATAACCAATACAGGATATCCGCTAGTTGTAATGCTCTTAGACACCAAAGAATATGGAGCACTACCAGTACCTCCAGGAACGGTTACAGCCGTTGCTTGATTCTGGGCATAGTTCATTGCTCCAGAGGCAGATGAAGGCGATGCCCAACTATAAGTTCCATCGCCGTTACTTTTGAAGTAAAGACCGTTTGTCCCAACTCCAGGAAATCCAGTAATAGCAGTAAGTTTGTGCGTGTGGTCGCCAGCTGCTGCTTGATACGGACCAAATCCAAGAGTATGGTGCTGTGACTCAAGTCGATTATCAACGTCACTATTTGTATGAAAATCGTTTACTTCAGCAGGACTGGGCTTACTCGTGTATGACGAGCCAGAACCAGTGCCAGTGAAGTCATTGAGTGACATACGGCAAGTTTACTTGATAGAGGCAGGGTCTAGCGTTTTGATTCCTGCATCTTCGTAAACTTTACGAGCCCCAGCATCGTTGTCGATTGCCAAAGTTACTCCACGAAGTTTATGGGCCATTTCGGCTTTGAATTTATTGGAATCCCGAGTCGAGTAAGGATTCATGTAGAGATGCGAGTATCGAATACCTGCTTTACGCAATGCAGTTTCAGTTGCACGTCGCTGAGATTCCATTCGACCAGTCACCATGTAGACGACAGTATGGAGTCCATTTACATAGTCGATTGTCTTCTGGATGGGATAGATTCCCTTCCGAAGAACAGTGTCGTCAATGTCAAGAATTACTGACATGACTCACACTGTAGCAAATCCATGGGGTCCATAGGGATTGAGTAGTCGCCAATTCGGTCTTTGTTCTCGATGTCCATTTGGATATTGTATTACACGATTTTGGGGTCTGACCAGAGATTATCGCGTGTCTGAAAAGTAAGCATACCTGAGGTACTCCACTCACCTTTCATATTGGTAAACCATGAAGAACCACGGTCACTTGAGGGGCCGACAAATACCCAGCGAGCATCTCCTGATTGATACATACGGAAACTATGCCAGTGACCAGAAATAAGAATTCGAGCCCGCGCTGTCGGCATATTGCCGTGCGACTGGCCTTTCCACCATTCACCAACTTTGTCAGCACTCCCTGCTTGGTGTCCATGGACTACACCAATCTGGCTTCCGCTGGCTTCAAAAATAAGGGAATCGTGATACAAGTCAGGCTTGATTACTTCAATTTCTGTTGCAGAAGCAATCATGTCAGCAAGAGCAATTCCCCAGTCATCATGGACGTCACCTTCAGGTGACTTGATTCCTACTCGACTAGCTCCATGATTAGATGGCACTGCTACATATCTGACAGGTGCTACTTTCGACAAAATCTGGATTCCAGTAAGCATCAACTCAAATGCTTGAGCTACTTGCATAGGAAGTGACAAACTGTTGGTACTTCGTTGACTAGAGACATTCCAAATGTTCTCAATCGGGTCTCCAGCATCGACAATAACAATTTCGCAGTTGTCGTTATGCCTAGCCTCTTCTGCTGCTCGATGGAATGACCTCAACACCTGACTGATGGTGTCTTCGTGATTGCCATTCCAGTCTTTTTTCCCAAGCTGAAGGTCAGTAGGAACTAATACGAGAGAGGCACCTTTGCCTTTATGCTCATCATGAACATAAACAAAAGTATCCAGAATTCTTTTGAAATCAGCAGGGTCTACGACAAAGGTGGTGTCTTTGGGCTTGCGCTTACCGCTGACTTTGAATGAGTGCAGCATACGAAGCCCATTTGCTTTTGAGAACTGTTCCCACTCTGAGAATCTCCACTGATAATCCCACTCATCAGGATTCAATCCTTTGGCTTTGATGAAGTCTTCTACATCATTGGTAGTCAGTTCTTTTTCAGAAGATTTACTTGTGCCATCAAATTCATCATTGCCAATATTCCATGAGTAGCCAGTTGATTCGACAAGTTCCTCAATTACTCGGCCTTGTTCGCCATGTTTCTTATGACGTCGAATTGCTGCGTCGCTGACACCGATTTCTGCCGCAAGAGCTCGGTTACTTTTTGTAAGGTCAAGACGTTTGCCGTTGGCGTTTTCCCATTGGCAGGTATTACAAACTATCGAAGGCATATACCTGAGTCTAGGTCAAATCAACCCAAGAAGTGCCGTTCCATATCTTCGCGGTAGTCAAATCTTTCCATGCGGCACCATCCCAGCGCTTTGCGGTAGTCCCATACGCCCAAGCAGACCCATTCCAAATTTTTCCTCCAGCGGGAATGAATACTGAGGTACTTGTCGTAGAGCCAGAGTTTCCTGACGGTGCTGCTGCGTAGACTCGGAATTTACACGTTGCTGCGGGAGTCAGATTGGTATAGGTATACGTCTGAGTAGTCATCAATACTGCGGTAGTCCAAGTGGCTCCATTGTCCAGTGAACTTTGTGCGTAGTACCCAGTAATTCCTGACCCAGTTGCATTTCCAGCTGTAACTAAAACATCTCGACCAGTACGAACTGCTGTAATTGTGGCGGGTGCACCAATACTTTCTTGCGTCGCACTCCAAGCCCCAACTCCATTGGTTCCAGCTGCAGTGCGGATTCGTGTCTGGTAAAAATAGCGTTGAGTTGCAGTAAGACCAGTAATGTCAATCGTGGCGTCAGTACCCATTGAGGTGGCAGTACCCCAAGTAGTTCCATCAGTACTTTGCTGGTATTCGTAGTCAGTAATTGTGGCAGTTGTTCCACTTGTTCCTGACACAACATTGACACCTGTACCATCTATGTTACGCACTAAGGTTGGTGCAGTAGCAGGAGCTCCAGGAAGTACAGTTAGCGTCAACTGTTTCGGGTTTGAGCTTGTTCCGACAGTTGCACTTCCAAGAACAACTGTGCCTACGTTTCCACGAGCAGTAGCAGTTCCAGCGCCATTTGTTCCATGTGTAATCGTTTTGGTAACGCTACGAAGTACTTGTGTCGAGCGGTCAGTTCGATAGTCAAACGTAAAGTTACCTGTATACGTTGAACCTTCAAACGTCATGCTGTAATCGTTGTCGCCTGAGACGCTACTCCAGCTTCCGCTGGTACTCGACGGATTGATTTGAAGGGTGGCCTTCACACTTGACGTATTTGCTACGGAATCATACGACAGTTCCGTGAGCACAAGTTCGAGTGCGTGGTCTGTCCGTATACTGAAGCTATCGGACCACGTTGCCATTAGGCTCCCCAGAACCAGAGGTCATTGACCGCGTTTGCGGTAGGCGTCCCACTCTGGACAAAAATAGTAACGGGCGGCGACACCATCAACCACGCACTGCCACTCCAGACGTAACTCAGTCGGGTGTTTGTTTCGTAAATCTGCTTACCCGTAAACGGCGAAGCGGGACGGGTGCTGGAAGTGCATACAGTAATGCCGATAGCAGCATCAATCTTGTCAAAGTTGTCGTTGAGCTTGTCGATGTCGGCAGTCTCGTCAGGCGTGTTCGTCCCATAGGAACCACCGCCAGGCTTGTACAGGGCAAGCTTGCTTGTTGACTGGGCCATTACGCCTCCAAAGTTTTAGGGGAACCCACTTCGCCTATTGTACTGGCATAAAGTGAAATGTCCGTGAGAATAGCTTTCCGCACCTCAGGGTCTTTCACATGGGTGGTAATGGCTTCGACAATCTTCATAATTATGACGCGAGCATCCTCAAGGCTTTGCTGTGCAGGGTTCCACTCATTTGTAATCGCAAATACCAATTCAATGGCTTTGTGGTCGCCGCTCTCAGCGTTGCTAATCAAGCGGTTTCGCAAAGCGGGCAATGCTTCACGGTAAGCGTTCTGACTGTGCTTGTTGTAAATCTCAAAAAACAACGGCTGCTTGAGCCACGCCTGGAACCGAGGCATCGGTACACCAAGCTCTTTCAACTTGGTCGACAGTGCCCGCTTATCAAACGGGTCAGACAACTTCAGCAGCGTAGTCTGCTGTTCCATGGTGAGAATGTGCTTCTCGGGGTCAAAAGAAATACCTCGATATTCCAACGCCTCTTTGAACGCATCCGTCAAAAATAAGGCTGAAATTTTACGCTTTTCCATGCTCGGCAAAAACTTCGCCAAGTCATCAATGTTCGGTACGGCACCGCCGACACGGTAGTAAGTGTCAAATGCCATCACCGCATTGCGGAACGCAAGGTCAGTGAACCCTGTCGGGGTGGCAATCTGCTTGAACTTTCCAGCGGGACTCGTTACTTCAATTCCACCGTCAAACATTTCAACGTCATTTACCACGACGACTCGCATCAATTATCAGCACGACAAGGCCGCTTACTGCCAAGCCCGCAAACGTTATCAGGTCCAGGAATGTCATAGTTGCTCCTGCACCCACTGGGCTTGTGCTTCGCACAACTTAGTGCAGTCGAAACCCATTTCCTCAAATGCCTGGGATAGTTCTTTCGGCATCGAAATCGTCTGCCCGCGCATGTAGCGGTTTAGCGTAGCGGGCTGTACCTTCAGCGTCTTACAGAAA